TGGTCGCGCTCCGTGAGTACAACCTCTTGCTGCCCTTCTGTGTCCCAACCAGACACGTATGGTACACCATCTGTGGCCTCACTGACCTCAATGTAAATGGTGAACCCGTTGATCTGTACATAGCAGCTTTCGTCAGGTGCGGTGAAAGTCGGTGCTTGCTTGGTCATTGTGCGCTCCTTTTGGCAACGATCTTGACGCCACGAAAGTACCGGCGGCTGTCATATGGATGGTTCCAAGATAGCTGGTTCGTCAGGAACTCCTTGATCTCAGTTTTGGTTGGGAGCAAGCTGACGCCACCGTTGCTATCCTCGTCGGCGACGTCGATGGTGATTTCAAATGTGTGCTTGGTCATTGGCCTGTCAACCTCAGTGTTTCATCGTCAGCTTCATAGAAGCCATCTTCAAGTTCTTTCCGAATGAAGCTGACAATGCCTCTGATGTTGTCGTCCCGCCAGCACACAACAGTTGCTTGCGTTGTTGACCAGCACATTTTAGGCGGGGCATCAAAGATAATATCCCAGCCGCAAAGGCTATCGTGGGAAGCTTCAACCTCAACACCGTGCGGGGCACATATGGCCCGTAGCTTTTCAATAGTCTTGTTCATAGTCTGTCTCCTGTTCAAAGCTGTCAGACCAATCATAGAGGTGAAGCTTTGGTGTCTTGCTGCACGGGTGTTGGCCTTGCATCCGCTTGAGCCTACGGCCAGCGCGGTACACTTGGTCATCGACCAGCTTGTTATCGTTCAGATCAAAGGCTGACTTGTAGCTGATCTGCACCTCGTTGTCGTTCAGGTCTGCAAAGAGCAGCCAGTGCTTTGGTTGATAGGTCATTGTGCTGCCTCAAATTGAACCATTGCGGCGGTGATTTCGATGTAAGCGAAAACGCCATATCCAGCTTGGCAGACGCCAGCGCGTGAAGCTGCGTTGTTTGTTATTTCGTAATCGTAGGTATCATCTGAGCCGACACGCATTTCAGTAAGACCGCCAAGTAGGCCGTCCTCGATTTCTGAGCACACTGCACTCACATCCCAATCAATGCCGTGACGCTTTAATTCATCGGCAACGTGAGCTTGGCCTTCGTCGCTTAGGCACACTGGGATAAACGTGTTGCCGTGATCGGCTTCAATACCAGCGTTGAGCGCATCCCCCGCCGCCTTGAAACGTTTGGCAGTGTTGCTGTCAGTCCACCAATCGTCGTTTTCCCAAATCTTAATAAACTCGGCTTCATTGTTGGCGTTTGCCGCAATGCGCTTTGCCTCTGAGTCGCTAATGTCAAAGCGGCCTGCGATGTCGTTAATTTCTGAAATGTTCATTGTGCTGTCTCCTAAAATGGGGGCTCTTCGCCCGTTAATGTGGGTGGGGCCGAAGCCCCGTTAGTTATGCGATGGCGTCTTCAAGCCATTCGATGCACCGATCCCATTGATCAGGGCGGTCAGTCAGGCTGATGTCGAAGCCAGCCAAAACAATGATTTCTTCCAGATACAACGCCTTGTCAGCCTCACGGGCATACTGATCTTTGACCGACTGCGTTCCGAGTGCTTGGATGGCTGCTTTGGTGATTTTCATAGTCGTTCTCCGTTAGTTAGTCCCAGATGATATCTGATCCGCGTTCCTTAATTAAAGAGCGGATTTGGTGACCATACTCGTCGTTCCAATCTGAGCCTAAATTATCCTCTAGGAAATATAGAAACTCTACTGCGCTATGGGTTGTACCAGTGCGGCCAACATATTTACTGCTGGCGTCAAGTGCGTTTTGGAAAGTTGCTTCAATCATCGTCGTTCTCCATGTGTGGGCGTCATTGCCCTATGCACTATAGATAAGACCAATGGTCCGACATTGCAACCCCTCCACCGTAAATAAATCACAATAATCATGGGAGATTATGCATTATGAACAGTATACCTTTGTCCGAGCGGCGGTTTGGCTACGATCTAGAGAGCAACGGCCTGCTTGACACTATCAACCGCATTCACTGCCTCGTCCTGAGAGACCTTGATACCGGACATATTTACCGCTTCGACAGCCGGTATCCTGCAGGCATCATCGAAGGCCTCAACATGCTGCAAGCGGCGGCTGAGATCGTCGGCCACAACATCATAGGCTACGATATACCGGCGATCCAGATCGTGTACCCGTGGTTTGAGCCGGTCGGAAGGATCACCGACACATTGGTGCTCTCACGCCTAATCCACGCCGACTTGATGGGCGAGGATGCTGCAACGCAACGTAGCGTCGAGGACTTCCCTAAAAGGCTCTGGGGCTCACACAGTCTCAAGGCTTGGGGCCTGCGGATCGGCAATTTCAAAGACGACTATGACGGCGGCTGGGAGACGTTCAGCGAAGAGATGCTGTCGTATTGTGTGCAGGACGTCAATGTCACTGTACAGCTTTACCACAAGCTCATGGGCGCCCACGCATCTGAGGTGGCGGTGGACTTGGAACACCAGCTAGCTGAGATCTGCTTTCGCATTGGTAACAACGGCTGGACTTTCGATCAGCAGAAGGCGGGGGCGCTATATGCCAAGCTGGCGGGGAAACGACAGGAACTGAGCAAAGACCTTGATACGTTGTTCCCGCCTTGGGAAATTAGCGAGACCTTTATCCCTGCGAGAGACAACAAGACCCGAGGCTACGTCAAGAACGAGCCTTTCATCAAGAAGCGGTTAGTCGAGTTTAACCCTTCAAGCCGACGTCACATTGAACGGTGCTTGAGGGCTAAGTATGGCTGGGAGCCACGCCACCACACCGGAGACGGACACGCAGTCATTAACGAGGTTATCCTAGCAAGCCTTACCGAGTATCCCGAGGCGCAGAAGCTGGCCGAGATGTTCATGCTCCAGAAGCGCATTGGACAGCTAGCCGAGGGCAGACAGGCTTGGATGAAGCGCGTCGATGCTGATGGCCGCATCAGGCACCAGATTGTCTCAGGCGGCACTATCTCAGGCCGCGCAAGCCACAGGTCGCCGAATTTGGCTCAAGTTCCTGCCGCCCGACTGCCATATGGTCAGGAGTGTCGCGAGTTGTTTACGGTGCCCAAGGGCTGGGTGCTACTAGGCAGTGACCTTGCATCCTTGGAATTGCGCTGTCTTGCCCATTACCTCAATGACCACGACTTCACAGCGCAGATCCTCGACGGCGATATTCACACGTACAATGCCAAGGCCTTCGGTGTGGACCGCCCAACGGCAAAATCAGTGGTCTACTCGCTAATGTACGGTGGAGGCGATGCCCTCGTTGGTGCGCTTGCTGGCGGTGACGCTCGTAAAGGTAAGAAGCTCAAAGACAACTATGCGCGAGAGGTGCCAGCGTTTGCCACGCTCCAGAAGGGCATCAGCAGGGCGTTCAAGCGGCGTGGCTATCTGAAAGGCCTAGATGGCAGGCGTCTCATTATCAGAGGCGGCTCAGAGCACAAGTGCCTATCCCAGCTACTCCAGTCAGCAGGCGCCATTCTTTGCAAGAAGTGGGTCGCTCTGATCGACCAGCACCTGACCCAAGTG